TAAAAGAGAAGGTATTAACTAAGAACAAATAGATATGAATTATAAAGCAACTTTAAGAATAGAAGGGGTAGACTTTGAAGTAGAAACACCACTACCTAAAGGAAACGAAAATAACGCATCTATTTTACAGCCCTTGCTAGAAGGACAATTAGCACGATTAGTTATAGAGAGATTCAATAGTGAGATTGAATACAAAATTAGCGATAAAGAATAGATATGAGAGAATTGACATGGATTAACGTACTACTTTATTCGGCAATGTCTGGTTGGTCAGGCTTTGCCTGGGTTTTTGGGTTTGAATTCCTTGTAGTGATGTGGATTTCGTTTGTCATAATGATGACTGGACACCACACCACTTCGATTTACTTACACCTTAAAAAGAAATAACATGAAAGAAAATATATATTGGATAACATCAACTTATTTACTTCTAGCTTTAAATGTCTTATTAACTTATCTACTTATAAACAAATAACCACTATACATAAAGCATAGGTAAGCATGTTACAATTAAAGGTATTAACAACAAATATATGAACTACACACTCAATGAAACACAACTAAAGAGCTTATACGCAGAAGATACACGTATAGAAGATCCAGTAGCAAGAGAGGAGGCAGTAAAGACATTCTTAAACAACTTGTAGTATGTCTATTATAGAAAATAAAGTAAAAAAGTTAACAGTTACAAAACAATTATTATGTCAAAAGTGCCAAAACAACTAACACCCTTCAAGAAAGGAGAGTCAGGAAATCCAGACGGTAGACCTGTTGGCTCTATTTCTGCATTATCTCGTTTAAAGAAAGAGTTTAGAGAACACCCAGAAAAGTTTGATGAGTATATGGAGAGATATATAAGTAATCCAGCTAATGAAAAGCATGTAATGGAAATGCTAGATGGGAAGCCTACACAGATGGTTACAGGAAAGGACGGAGAGTCTTTACTACAGCCTGTACTAGTACAAATAATCAATGACAAACAAACAACAGACGATACAAATTCCGAAGGAGCTGAGTAGACTACTAGATAAGGACTGGAGAGAAGCAGCAGTCTATGGTGGTAGAAACTCATTGAAGTCACATACAGTGGCTAGAGTGTTACTTATACGTGCTAGACAGGAGAAGCTAAGAATAGGATGTTTCAGAGAGTTCCAAAACTCCATTAGTGATTCATCACACCAACTACTTAAAGACCTTATAGAGAAATACGAGCTACATGACTTCAAGGTTACAGACAACTCTATTGTGAACACAGTAAACGGTTCAGACTTTTTATTTAAAGGATTGAAGAGAAACGAGCAATCAGTTAAGTCTATTGAGGGTATTGATATAGCATGGGTAGAGGAGGCACAGACAGTCTCAGAGAAGTCATTAGAGATACTTACACCTACAGTTCGTAAGAAAGGCTCACAGCTTATCTACACATACAACAGACTCTTAGAAGAAGACCCTATACATAAACGATTAGTGATAGAGGGAAGACCTAACACACTAGTAATAAACATTAACTATGATGTGGCTATTAAATACGGATGGATGGAGCAGGTACTTATTGAGGAGATGGAAGCTGATAAAGCAGAACGACCAAAGCTATACGAATACAAATGGCTAGGGAAACCATCAAGTAAAGAGGGTAAGATTTACAAAGGATGGATTAAGAGAGATGATGTACCACATGAAGCAAGACTAGATAGTATCGGATTAGATTATGGGTATACAAATGACCCTAGTGCTGCAATTGCTATCTATTACTACAATGGTGGGTATATCTTAGATGAAATCTTATTCAGGAAGGGCATGTCTAACAAGCAGATTGCTGACGTTATAAATCTATACCTAGCTAATCTGGAATTAAGTACCACTACTGTAGCTGATAGTGCAGAACCAAAGTCTATTGCAGAGATGAGTTCTTATGGAGTAAACATCATAGGAGCTTCTAAGGGGAAGGATAGTGTTAGTCAGGGCATACAGTTCGTACAATCACATAAGATAAGTGTTACAGCTAGCTCAACTAACCTATGGGAAGGGTATCAAAACTACCTATGGGATGAAGACAAGGACGGGAACCTACTTAACAAACCAAACCATATGTTCTCAGATGCATTAGATGCAGTGAGGTATGGATTTGATATAGTTAAGGGAAGAGAGAAGTTTAGTAAACTAGATAGATTACGATTCAATGCAAAACGACAACAAACACAACAACAACGGTCAGCTAGGTAACATGGATGATTCCATTGATGTAATGCTATATGGGGAAGAAACACCCGAGAGAGCTAGATTACAGATGCAATTAGACAGGAGAAACGCTCGTAGAGGGCTAAGTATCAATAAAGCTAAGTAGTTGTGATATAATTACTCAATATGACAACTATTTTCGATATAAGCAAAACATTAACAAAGCGATACGATGGTCCTATCGAAGTAGAGGAAGGACTTAATTTCTCCTTAAAAGATACAAACAAGCGTATTGAGTATATTTCTAACTCAAAGTATTTATCAGGAGATTTAGATGAGTTTGGACGAGAAAAACCATACTACAACATTGCTAACTACAGACTTAATGTAGCTATTCGTGCTACAGATTTTGATACTAAAGATGTGAACATTGTTTCAGAGACTAGAGACTATGTACGTTCACTACTTATAGGTAAACGTGTACAGCAATGGATGAAAGATAGTGGATTTGCTAAGACTCTTAACCGTATGGGTGAGAAACGACCAAAGTATGGTTGGTTACTCGTTAAGAAGGTAATGATTGACGGTAAGATTAACGTAGAGGTAGTTAAGCACAAGAACGCCATCATTGACCAAGGAGCTAACCCTATGGAGCATCCTATTAAGGAAATGCACCTACTTACTAGAGCACAACTAGCAGATAAGAAGGATGTATGGGACAACGTACAGGATCTATTAGACATGAACTTAGAAGAATATACAGTAGCCGAGATTTCAGGGGAAATGCCTGATTCTGTGGTTGGTGGTTCAGAAGATACATACTCAGAGTATAAGTTCTTTGTATATGAAGATGGAAACAAAGAGGAGAAAGAGCTATTTAGTGAAAAGAAAGATAGTTATTACAAATGGGTAGGATGGGCAGAACAAGACAACCGAACACCACGAGGAGTAGTAGAAGACATGTTTGAAGCACAGACAGGTACTAACGAATCACAGCTACTACAGCGTGACGCTATGATTATGGCTTCTAAGACAGGATTCGTTACTAACGATGACACTATCGAGAACAATGCTATTGCAGACCTTGATAATGGATTCATTCTAAAACTTGGAGATAACAAGACGTTTACACAAGTAAACACTATGACTAACGCACTACCAGCGTTTGATAGAGCTAAATCAGACTGGGATGAGCAAGCAGAGAAGGTAACATCTACATTCGATGCCTTAACAGGGGAAACACTACCTTCAGGAACTCCATTCCGAAGCGTTGCTATCCAGAACCAAGAAGCAAGCTCACTATTCATCTACCGTAGAGAAGAGATGGGTATTTTCCTAACAGAGATGTTTAATGATTGGATTATTCCAGAGATTGTTAAAGACATTAACCAAGAGTGGATATTGTCAGCAGAGTTCTCAGCAGATGAACTAGCTAAGATAGATGAACGATTTGGCATCTACAAGGCTAATGAGGTTATTAAGCAGAAACTACTTAACCTAAAGATTGATACAGACTTCAACGCAGAGTCATATGAACAAGCAATCGAAGCCTTCAAAGAGATTCTTGCAGAAACAGACAACACACGCTTCCTAGAAGTACCAAAGAACTACTTTAAAGACTTTAAATTCAAAGTATCTGTTATCACAACTAACGAACAACGTAATAAAGCAGCAACACTAGAATCACTATCTAATATCTTAGGGCAGGTATCTAGTACATTCGACCCGAATACAGGAACATTCGCTATGTTAGAGAACCCAGCATTAGCATCAATCTTCTCTCAGGCAGTTGAATTGTCAGGAGCAGGAATAAGCCCTGTTACACTCAATAAGCTACAAAGTAGTGCAGGAAGCAAGAACATTGCACCACAGGCACCACAAGGGCAACCAGAGGGTATTGTAGAGGAGACTGCAACAGCAACAGAACAAGGATAAGTGGATAACTACCTCGCTATTACTAGTTGAGGGTATATAATATGGGTATGAAACTAAATTGGACAGTAGACAATATATTAAGACACCCTTTGCGATGGGGGAAGTGTCCTGTAGCTCAAATAGATGACCATAAGACTTTTGGTATTACTTTTGAGACTCGTTATGAGACGCTGTATATCAAAAAACGGTGGGTTCTAGTTATATACTACGGTTCTGGGTATAAGGCATGGAGCAATTATCCTCTTAAATAAACATATGAAACTACTACAAAAATTCTACGCAGACTTTCAAACACGAGATGAGGTTAAATCTTATTTACTATTACAGCTAAAGGACACAGCAGGTAGTAAAGCCTTACAAGGGGAAGATACAAAGGGATTTAAAGAAGCTAAGGAGTGTATAGAGACCTGTTTTAGAGATATGGAGTATAAATACAAGGAGAAAGAACCACGCAAACCTACCAGTGCTAGGTAGTTGTGTTATAATTGTAAACATAACTCAAAAGGTTATTTATTCATCATCAGTAGTTTAGGAAGCTACTTTAAATAATTACACTTTAATGACTGAAGAAAATAAGGAGACTCTTGATGCCGCAGTTCAAGACGATGCTAGTGTCAGCACCGACAACAACGATACTTTAAACAAAGATTCTGAAGGTAAAGACTTCGAGAAGCTATACGAGAACCAAAAAGCTCGGGCAGAAAAAGCTGAAGGGAAGTTAAAAGATGTTAAATCATCTGTATCTGAAGAACCTGTAGTCAAGGAAGAGAAGGAAGAAGTAAAAACAGGACTATCTCGTGAAGAGGCTATCCTATTTGCTCAAGGACTTACAGAAGAAGAAGTATTAAAAGCAGGTAAAATCGCTGAACTTGAAGGAATTTCACTAAGTGAAGCTACAAAAGACGAGCTTTTCGTTACTTGGAAGGAAAAGAAGGAGAAAGAAGCTAAGTCTGCAAAGGCACAGCTAGGAACTTCTACTGGTTCACCCGCAGTAGCAGAGAAGAAAGACTTTAATAGCCCAAACTTAGACAGAGATGACCACAAGGCACTCTTTGATAAAGCACATGGTAAATAGGTAGTTTCAACGCCTGATAGTTAATTATTCAAACGATTAACAATTTGTTGAGAAAGTACATTGACAATTGCATTAGGTATATTTAATCCGCTGTGATAAAATGAACACATGGCAGGAAAGAAAGGACAAGTTCCTTGGAACAAGGGTAAAACTGGCGTCCAGGTTGCTTGGAACAAAGGAATAAAGACGGGCAGCAATACAGCTCACTCTAAGAGGCTTCTTGAGAAGTATTCAAAGGGATGGTCCCCACGTAAGGGTAAAAAACACACAGAAGAAACTAAAGCTCAAATGTCTTCTGACAGAATTGGACACACCAATAACACTGGTCGTACTCATTTTAAAGATGGAGATAACACGGGGAAAGAAAATTCTAAGTGGAAAGGTGATGATGTAGGGTATTCTGCTCTCCATGATTGGGTTGCTAAATGGAAAGGGAAGAAGCCTTGTGTGTGCTCTATATGTGGATTTGCTGACCCTTACAAAGGTCACTTTCACTGGGCTAACATAAGCAGGGAGTATAAAAGAGACCTTGATGACTTCACCTGTCTATGTGTTCCATGTCACGTCAAATATGACAGACATGATTTAAATATTTCTAATGCAATTGTTAAAGTACGTTAACTTAACAAATATTATATATGGCATTAGGTAAGTGACTTTGCCTAATTAAAATCTTGTATATGCTGGAAACTCCCAAGAGCCGAAGCCTGAAAAGGTGGGGACTAACGGACAATCAGCAGGGAAGCTCGAAAGAGAACCCTCAACGACTACCATCGAGACACACGCTCGCCATATAACGAAAGAGTGAAGGTATAGTCTGACCTCATAGGAAACTATGAGAGGAGAACCCGAAGAGGTACTCCCGCCTTGAAAGAGGTAGTAACACAGAGACAGACCACTTTGTTGCAGCCGACTTGGCAGCATCAATCGGAGAAGTATGGGGAAACAAAATCAACGACTTCTACCGTTCAAAATTAGTAGCAGCTAACTTCTTTACAGACCGTTCAGAAGACGTAATTGCAGGAGGGGATATTATTCACACACCAGTTATTGTAGAACTTGCAGCCGCAGCCAAACAGGCACAGACACAAGTTGTACTTGCAGATAACGCACAAACTTCAGTAGACCTAACTATCGCTACTCATTCACACGTTGCCTTCATGATTGAAGATAAGGAAGCAGCACAAGTAATGAAACAGTACAAAACGCAAGAAACTTACATGAAGAATGCAGCGTACACAGCAGCAAAAGCACTAGATTCAGCTATTACAGCTCTATTCGTAGGCTTTACAGCAGTTGCAGGAACTACAGGAACAGCTTTGTCAGATGCTAACGTACTAGACGCAGTAACCAAGTACACAGCAAATGATGGAGACCTAGATGATACAGCTTGGATTCTTAATCCAAAGACTATCTGGGCTGACCTTATGGCAATTGATAAGTTCTC